CCTTCAACCTCACCCAATAAGGTAAATACGTTGTTACGGTCCCATGCAATAACTCTCCAACGTCCTTTTGTCAAGGTGTCGAATAATTCCGCGTCGGTATCCGCTAACGCCGCCGTGCTACCTCCAGGCTTAACCGATAAGGTCAAAGTTTGAGTGTATGCAGTTGTGCCGTTATCTCTAGTAGTTGCACCGCTAATTTCTAATGTAGATAGTCCCTTCAATTCCCAAAAATAACCCGTTAGGTTAGTTGCGCCGCTATCTGTCATAGTGGTAACCAATCCGTCGGCATCTTTGTTAATTATGTCGCTAAATGTATAAGGTACCAAAAATACCCCACGTAAACCCCCCGCGAACTCTTTACAAGGTTCGTATCTAGTTGCTAATGTATTACAAGCCATATTTTTTTATTTTGTTTAGTGAAAAAAAAGGGGCGGGATTTTTCCCACCCCCGTTATGATACAAATCTAACTTAATTAGGATACGTTAAGTACAACTTGCTGAGTTGGGTTCGTTGCGATGATACCACCAGTGAAACGCATAATTACTCTTACGTTCTGTGATCCGTCAATATCCGCCATGTCGATAACCTTAACTTCGTTCAAGTCGCTCAATAGACCCGTTCCAAAGTGTAAGTCACGCTTAAGACCTAATACCGCGTCGTCGTCTGTAAGACCTGGGCAAAGGTTTACTGGAATACCTTGGAAGTTCATTGGCTTTTCTCCAACGTAGAATTGGAAGTTATAGTTACCCGCAGATAAAGCCGCTTGGTAAGCCTTCATTGTTGATGGTCCAACATAGAAACCATAATCTTCTTTACCATAAAGAGCCGCAGGTGATGCGTCCAACATACCTTGTAAACGTGTTACAACGTTTGAACCAGTAGTTGCGCCACTTGCAGTTTCCTCGATTGCGCTATTGTCAACCAAGTAACCGAACATACCATCTTGACCCGCAACAGATGCTGAATCATAGAATAGGTTAGTTTTCCAAATACCTTTTTCGATTGCTTGTGCAACCTCCGCGCTCACTTGAGCTAAAAGGAACTCTTCAAACGATGCTGGTAATTTCTCGTAAGCTGAATAACCCGCTTGTGCCGCCTCCCAAGTGTTACGCAAGTTGTTCTTACAAAGTTGTAAGTTTACTTGCTTCTCGGAAGTTTCCAATACGTACTCGCCAAGTGTTACACTTGAAGAATCTGTAAAGTCACAAGTAGCGGCGGTTACGTCAACTGTGTTTTGCCAGTTACGGATAACCTCTTTAAATGCTACGTTAGGGTGTACGGTAATGAAATCTTTTGCTAAAGTTTCACCGCTTAACAATGCGGCCGCGATATATTTACCCGCAAATTCACCCGCGTAGGTGTTTGGGGAAACCGTTGGGCCACTCAATTTGATGTTTTTGATATCTGCCATAATTGTGTTTTTTTTTAAAATAATGAGTTGAATACTCGGTCTTGGATAGTTTCGCCACGCTTTGCACCAATCTTAAATTGGAAGTCGCGCTTTGCTTCACTCTCGGGGTTGAACTTTGTGTGGTTAGCGGGGGTTTCTGCAAGTTGCTTACGCAATTCTTCGTTTTCCTCGCTTAACTTCACGTTTTCCATTTTCAATTCGTCGTTGCTAGATTCGATCGCACTTAAACGCGCTTCGATTTTAGAAAAATAAGATTCTTCCATTTCGGTTTTAGACTTAACAACTTTTTTAGGTTCTTTCATTTCAGTTGCCATTTCCTCTTCCTCCATTTCCTCTTTTTTGTCGTATCCCGCTTCAACTTCTTCTTCGCCTTCGGTCTTAACCTCAACGATAACGCCGTTTTCATCTACGGAAATCATCATACCCTCCTCAAGAGTGTACATACCCGCAGGTACTGGGATGTTTCCTTCTTCGGTTACGATAAATACATTTTTACCTACTTCGAATGCCTCGGCATCAAAAATTGCCTCACCATCGGCGGTTTTAACTTGTGCTAGTTCGGTTTCCACAACCTCGGGCGTGGCCTCGGCCTCAACCTTTGGTGCCTCAACCTCCTTACCCATTACGATGTCGTAAACACGGGCTAGGATGTCTTTTGCATTACTCATATTCAATTAACGTTTGTTTGGTTACGTGTTAGATTTTTAGCTTTTGCGCTGATTCAAAATCCGAAATAGCCTTTTCGAATTGCTTAAATTGTGGGATGTCGGTTTTAATTCCCATTTGCCTATTGATGCTTTGGATTTGTTGAATTACATTTTTTACATAACGCAATCTTTCTTTTCCGTCTTGTTCAATGCCATCAATTCTAGCAATAGTACGCTGAACGTCTTTTTTGTAGGCCTTTAAATCACGAGCTAACTCTAATAATTCTTTGGCATTACTTTCGCCATCTTGAACTAATCCTAAATCCGTTTTAATTACTTTCTTTTGCATTGCTATTAAATGAGTATCTTTTACGAAATGTTATAATATCATTACTTAATGATTCAAGTCTTTTGTATTCATTTGAGGTGCGTGGGTTAACGCCTAAATCTTTGTATGCTTTTTCTATTTTACCCATTAATTTTTTAGCATCATCAAATAAATCTAACGCATAATCACCCGCCATCTGTAAATCGTTTTGGTATTTTTCAAATTGTTTACCCGCAGTTTTAATTTGATCATGAGCGTCGTTCAAATCACCTATTAAGTCTTTGGCTTGACCCAATAAATTTAATTCGGTCTTAATTAGTTTCTTTTGCATATTCGTTTAATAAATTCTTTAGTTGCTCTAATTTGCTTTCGTGGCGGTTCATTACCGTGCTTTTATCGGCAAAGAAACCTTCAATTGAAAAGCCTTTAACCTTACCCGTTTTAACGTATTCATCCCATATCTCGGCGTTGTCTACTTTCATAGCCACGTACCAAGTACCTACGGGATCGTTTAAACCATACGCCGCGCTTTTGTCGTGTTGTTCGTCAATCTTTAACCATGATTCTACCAACGTTAACCCGTTAATGCTTATTTCATGCTCTAACGTGGCTTTGCTTTGGTTGCCATTCTTTAAGTATAATTGACTTGCTTTTTCAATTGTCGACTTTGAAAAGTAAACGTAAAATTCCTCGCCGTCCTGGTTCCTATAAATTGGCTTATTAGGAATCAAAGCGGGACCCATTAATATGCGTTTGTCGGTATCAACGGTTGCAAATTGTACCGCGTGGTTTTTTAATGCTATAAAATTGGATTCAATAGCGGGGCTTTCTACTATTGAAATAGCACTTATGCCCTCGGCCATTTGGTCATCGTCTAAAATTAGTTCTACGATTCTCACAAATAATTAACGTTACTTGGTACCTAGTGTTGCGTTTTGTCTTATGTGCCTATCTAGGCTTTGTTGGCTTGTTACGTTTTGACCCACTACGTAAGCCCTTGCGGGTTTTCTCATTTGCCCCGCAATGTCGGCTTGTAATTGCGCCCCCGCGTCTAATTGACCGCCTATTATTCCGACACTTGGCCCCGCTAATTGTGGGGTGCCTCCACCGCCACCGCCCCCCATTGGTGGGGTTGGTAATTCCGTTTGCGTAATTGCTCTTACTTGTGCAAGACCTTGAGCAATAACACCCGCCGCCGCAATTGGTCCAAGAATACCGCCTTGGCCTAACGCCTTCGATGCACCTTGATACGTATTAATAATGGCTTGGGCTACGCTTAAGGCTTTACCGAAATTAGAGTTTTCACCTTCTAATTGTTGTACACCCGCTAGGGCTTGGCTTACGACATCTACACTGGCCTCCGCTACGGCTTTATCCCTATCTTTTTGTTTATCTGCTATCTCCGCTTTGTAGTCGTCGGTTTCTTTAGTTAATGCCCTAACATCGGCCGCATATTGCGCATCTAATACCTTCTTTTCGTTTATAGCATCCACATACGCTTGGGTGCCTTCTTTGGTGTTGGCTATTTCATCGTCTAACATTTTACGCCTTGCCATAAATTCATCCATTAAGGCTTGTTTACGTTTTGCAAACCCTTCTAACGTACCATCTAACGCCTCCGCGTCGCTATCGGCTATAATTTTATTTGCCTCTATTGTTCCCTCCGCTAACGATCGCTTTAATTCGATTTGCTCTTTTTCTAACGAATTGATGTTAGTCAATTGTTCAGAACGTAACCCCGCGTATTTTGCCTCTACGCCCGTTAATTCTTGTTGGAGTGATAGTATTTCGTTTTGCCTTTCCTTGGTTACGCCTAGTAATTTTTGTTGCGTCTGTAATAACCCAATACGACTTTGCAAATTTGCTTTTTCTTTCTTTTCCCCTTCGTCTAATATCTTGGCCAATTCTTCGTTGGCGGCTATTCGTTCGCTTATTGTTTTACTTTCATCGTCGCGTATTTGCCTTTGCTTTTCACTCATTAAATCGTATTTCTCAACGATACCCGTGTATAAAATGCCTAGGCGTTCTATATTATATTCGGCCGTTGCCAATACTTCGCGGTTATCAAATGCCGCTTTTGTACTTGACGCAATCGTATTAAATGCCTTTTTGGCTTTGGTTCCTAAATTCTCAACCACGGCTACGGTATCTTCAACACCTAAAACCACCTTACCCAAGGCATTGGCCGCCGTTTTACCCGCCTCGGCAAATTCCCCTTTAAATAATAAACCTATGGCCTTACCTAAATTGGGGATTAACTCTAATAACCCCTCAAATCGTGTAACGATATTATCGTAAATGAG